TTGTTGTAGCATTGGCAATGTTATTAGCACCACTGTCAAATGTGGGCTCTTTGTCTACTTCTGTTGCATCTTGTCCTGTTTGTTGTTTAGTTTTAGTATCTTGAGATGATTTAAATCCGTCAGGGGCCACTGCTTTTCTAAAAGTAGCATCAAGATTAATTTGGAAATCAATTACTTCAGTATTCTTACCTGTGTAGATATAGTCATAAACTTTGATTGCTTCTTCTTTTAATTTCTTAGCACCTTTTGGTGCTGCACCGGGAGGTAACAGTATTGCCGAATTGACCTTGTATGCCACTACCCTGAACACTATCAATTTGGGAAGTCTGCCGGTTTTGCCTAAGTTTGCTGTGGTTTTCTTTTCGTATACTTGCGGATCAATACGCCACCACGGTATCATACCTGCATCATCAACCTGCCCGTCACGTAGAGCCTGTTTAGCGTAGTCACTCATTAACACCACTTGATTGATTACGTTGGTAATGTCAGTGCCTTGTAAAAATTTAAAATCGCTAGTGGTCACGTTGACTTCTAAATTTCCTCTTACGTAAACACCTTTTTCTTTATCGTAGATAGCATTGTCTTTGCCAAACGGACTGTCGCCTTGCCTCGCCGAAGTAAATCCCATGCTGGCTGATCCAACAGTGTTAACCGAACCTGTTTCTTGCACCTGAGTTTTGTTTAATTCTCCAGTGCTTCTTTTTAATTTTAATTTACTGTAGATGTCGTTGCTTCCAGCAGAGTTTTTAGGATTTTTTGTTGCAGCATTGATATCTTCAGCGGCTGATTGCAGGGGTGAAGACGGATCTTGTGGGAATAATATCACAATTTCATCTGGTTCACGATTGTCAGTTTTTGCTTGTTCTATGAGATAATCATTAATCACACGTTGTAAACTTTTTTCTCCAGTTTGCAACATTTCTTGAACTGTTTCTCCGCTGATGTTCGTATCACTTTGAATTACATGAAAACCTCTGTTAAATGCCTGTTGATTATGAGGATTGGCTACGATTTCATATTCTGTGCCTTTGGTAGTAACTCGGGCATTGATTGTAGCAAAAGTAAAAGGATATAATCTTCTTTCTAGAGGCAACGAAGCAGCCAATTGATCTTCTGTGTGCCCAGCAAAGTCAATGGTTAATAAAAATGGTGTGTTGCTTAAGTAAGTTGAATATCCTGCGTCTTCAGCAGCAACTTGTAATGCCTGCGCAAATAATCCCATACTGTAAGGTTCAATAACTTTAAATCGAAATGTCATATTGTTGGTATTGACAGCGTCTTTGCTGAATGAACATGTATGTGGTATGGTTAAATCATCCATAAAAAAATCATATTTTCCGAATGCCGTGTTGACTCGATTTTCTGGATTTATTGAGCCGCTGGCCAGCACCAACTGATTAAATCTTCCGGCGCGGTATGTAGAATCAGGAAAATTTATGCTTTGATTATCAAGACACGATATAGTAAAAATATAATTGTAACTGGCAAATTTACTTAGAATATTAGCAAATGGAGGTTTTTGAGAAATTGTGTTTTTTGTTTTTGCACCTTCAGCATTTTCATTGATATTACCAAGATTTACTTTTAACTCAGGAACAAAATTTCCCAAGGCACGCAATACTCCAGCACCACCTAGCAATTGTCCGGCTGCCGAGGCCAATTGATTACCTAGTTGTGGAACAATACTAGTTGGGTTGGCTATTGCTCCTGCAAGACTTTTTACAGCATTAACGCCTTGTACAATACTAGCACCGGTTAATACTGTTGAGACTGCCTTAGTTGCGGTGGTTGCACTTAATTTGTCAAGACCAAAATTAGACATATCAAATTCCCAATGTTGAAACTAATCCAGATTTTTTAGGGATAAAAATCTGAGTACCTGCAATAAAATCAAACACAGGATCTTGTATTATATCTAGATTTCGTTGTGCAAATACCCACCAAAGTTTGGATGTGCCATACAGATCAAACGACAACAGATCAGGTCTGTAGGTATATTGAGGTTCAATAGTGTAAAGATAATCATCTTGTTCTGCAGACACTGGTCTAATTTTTAATATGTCAAGATAGTCCTTGGCAATTCTAGTAGAAAACCAAGGACTGGTGTTAGTATAGATGCTGTTAACTGACATTAGATATATCCTGTTCCGTTAGATTTAACATAGTCACCGTTGACGAATTTTTGTAGACTAAATGTTCTAGCACTGTCTCTACTGTATATTGGTTGCAATGAAATTGACATTGAACTTTTTGTAGGTACATACGTTTTGCTGCCGCTTGTGCCACCACCAGCATTGGCCAATTGACGAGCAAAACTGTTGGCTACGCCCGAAATCCCTTGTATAACATTGTTTGCTTTGCTTAATGCTGCTCCGGCTCTTGGATTTATTGCTCCCAGTATGCCCACTGTAGCGTCAGCTAATCCAAATGCTGCACCAAATGTGTCCACGTTGGCTGCTTCTGACATGTCTGTGGCAATATAATCGCTGGCAGCATCAAGATCCACACTGACATTGGTAACCACTACTGGTATATTTTTAAAAACAAAATCACCATAGGCACTGAAATATAAAATTGGGGGCGGGTTACCTGCTAATGCATCTTGGCCGCTGAACATCTTAGTCACTGATCTTAAAAAATGCACCATAGATACCCAATATGCTGCTTGCACACTGTCTTCACAATAGAAAGGTGCAGTGATGTTAATTGAGTCTGCTTGACTGTTTACATAACTTTGAAATGCAAAATTTTGATGTATTGGTTTGGTCGCATCATAATTTGCACTGTTACTGATTCTTATAGTAGGTGTATACGGGAACACTGCGCCGCCTGCGGCTCGTAACGGTGCCAGTATCGGACTACTGGTGAAACTGTCTATACTAGGAATACTTAATCGCACACGCCAGTCCGTATCACTAAACGTAGCAGCAGCATTGTTTATTTTACCAGTAGGCTCACCTTTAGATGGAAGATTGATACTTCTAATTGAACTAATGATGCCGCCTACTGCTGCTAAATTATTAAGAGCGCCGCTGAGTCTGTTGGCTGCGCCGCCAATGGCTCCAAGATTGCCTGTGGCTAGGCCCGAAATAGATCCAATAGATCTAGCCGCGGTTGCCAGTGTGGCAGCGCCGGATCCGAATCTGTTACTGTCAAAAATAGATGCCATGTGTACTCCCAATATCATCATATTTAGTTGACAAAATTAACTGTATAGTTTAAAATAGCATAAGGAAAGATATAATGAAAATAAATTATTTGAACAATAAAGACATTTTAGAAGAGATACATCGCAGTAAAAATTCATTTAGTTCTTATACACAACCAGAATTTCATCAATACGATATTATTTTACCAACTGTAGAAAAGATCAATATTCGTACTGTTGCAGAGGCTAAACGTGCTAAAGCAAAACGATTAGGGGATGCTGAATATCATCGACGTAAAGCAGCCGGTGAAAAAGTCAAACAAGTAGACACAGAAGTCGATTATAAAAAAATAGCAAAGACTGATGTAATTTTTAGAATCATGACCTATGAGCATATTCCTGCAAATTCTACTAGAAAACGCAATCCAAAGAGTGAAGCAGATAAAAGAGATCGAGTAAATTTTCCGGCGTTCCAGCATTGGAAATTCGATGAAAATGATCAATTAATATGTGTGGGCAAAAGTCATTGGCAAGGCGCATTAGACACTGGGCATTTTAATAAAGATCACGGACAAATTACACCCACATTGGCACGTATGTTTTTGAAACTGTGTGAACGTTATGCCACTCGCGGCAATGTGCGTGGTTATACTTACAACGATGAAATGCGTGGACAGGCTATTTTGCAATTGACGCAGATCGGCCTACAGTTTGACGAATCAAAATCAAACAATCCGTTTGCCTATTACACTGCTGCCGTAACTAACAGTTTTGTTCGAGTTATTAATATTGAAAAACGTAATCAAAGTATTCGTGATGATATTTTAGAAATAAACGGAATGAATCCTAGTTATTCAAGAACTGGGGCCGGTGAACACGCTGCTGCTATCAAACGATTTGACGAAACAACCGATTGATCTCTGTTGGTCATTGTTGTATAATAGCAAAAAGGAATTTACATTGAGCAATCTTTTTAAAAAAGTAGCGTGTTTTACAGACATACATTTTGGTCTTAAAAGCAATTCATCAGTCCACAATCAAGATTGTGAGGACTTTGTTGATTGGTATATACAAAAAGCCAAGGAGCAAGGATGTGACACAGGTATTTTTATGGGCGATTGGCATCACAACCGCAATAGTCTTAATATTACAACTATGGACTACTCCCTTCGAGCACTGGAAAAACTCGGACAGGCTTTTGATCAGTTTTATTTCTTTCCTGGTAATCATGATCTTTACTATAAAGATAAGCGTGATATCCACTCTGTAGAATTTGGCAAATATATTCCTGGCATCACTGTGGTGCATAAACCTATGACTCAAGGCGATGTTACACTGTGTCCTTGGCTTGTTGGAGAAGAATGGCGACATATTGGCAAGAAGGGTGGCAAGTATATCTTTGGACATTTTGAATTGCCCAGTTTCTTTATGAACGCCATGGTGCAGATGCCGGATCATGGAGAAATAAATCTTGAAAGTTTTAAAGGTTATGAATTAGGGTTCAGTGGACATTTTCATAAACGTCAACAACAACGTAATATGATCTATATTGGCAATGCATTTCCTCACAACTATGCAGATGCATGGGACGACGAACGTGGTATGATGATATTAGAGTGGGGTGGACAACCAGAATATATCAATTGGCCTGACTGTCCTAAATTTAGAACTATCAAACTAAGTCAACTTATTGATCAAGCAGACAATTTGTTAAGCAGTAAGATGCATCTTCGAGTTACATTAGATATTGATATCAGTTACGAAGAAGCCAGTTTTATCAAAGAAAAATTTGTTAATGATTACGACATTAGAGAACTTACACTTATTCCAGAAAAGAAAGAAGTTGAGATGAACACTAGCATTGATGTTCAAAGTTTTGAAAGTGTTGATCAAATTGTTAGTAAACAATTGATAAACATAGAAAGTGATACTTTTGATACCAAAGTACTATTGAGTGTATATAATAATTTATGATTCGTATAAAAGATCTAACTGTAAAAAATTTCATGAGTGTGGGTAATCAGACTCAGGCTGTAAACTTTGATCGAGAACAACTGACATTGGTACTAGGTGAAAACTTAGATCAAGGCGGCGACGACAGCGGCAGTCGCAATGGAACTGGTAAAACTACCATTGTAAATGCATTAAGTTTTGCATTGTATGGTCAGGCACTAACTAATATCAAAAAAGATAATTTAATCAACAAAATCAACAACAAAAACATGTTGGTCACGTTGACATTTAACAAAGACGGTGTTGATTATCGTGTAGAGCGTGGGCGTAAACCCAACGTTATGAAATTTTTTGTTAATAATCAAGAGCAGGCATCTGAATCATCTGACGACAGTCAAGGCGACATGCGAGAAACTCAGAAAGATCTAGACGAATTGTTGGGTATGAGTCATACCATGTTTCGACATATACTGGCTTTAAACACATATACCGAACCGTTTCTGTCGATGAAAACCAACGAGCAGAGAGAAATTATCGAACAACTGTTAGGCATTACTCTACTCAGTGAGAAAGCAGAATCTCTTAAAGAACAAATACGCATTAGTAAAGACAGTATCTATCAAGAAAATGCTGATATCGAGGCTGCTAAAAAATCAAATGAAAAAATTCAGATCAGCATTACTGGTTTAGAAACCAGACAAAAAGCATGGTATAGTCAACAGAAAGACGATTGTGCAAAAATTATACAGAGTATTGCCGAACTGCAGAGTGTAGACATTGAAAAAGAATTAGAACAACATGCTAAACTTAAAGTTTATGATGAGCAGAGTGCTAAGATTAAGAGTCTTAACAAAGAAAAAGCCACATTAGAAACAGCAGTAGTTCAAGCAGATAAGTCTGTAAACAAATATTCTAAAGAAGTTGAACAGTTAAAGAATAAGACATGCCCGGCATGTGAACAAGAACTGCACACGCACAAGCATGAAGAAATGACTGCTGGTGCTGAAAAGAACTTGATCGATGCACAAACTTATCTTGATAAAGTCAGCAACGATTATGCTGCCGTTGTTTTAGAGTTAGAGACTATTGGTGATATCAATGGTAGACCTAAAATATACTATGATTCGTTAGAAGCGGCATTGAAACATCAAAATAATCTTGCAAGTTTAGAATCAGCACTGTCTAGTAGACAAGTTGAAGTAGATCCTTATCAAGAACAAATTGATGATTTGAAACATACTGCTATTCAAGAGATCAATTGGGATAATATCAATGCCATTACCACATTGAAAGATCATCAAGAGTTTCTTTTAAAGTTATTAACCAGTAAAGACAGTTTTATTCGTAAGAAGATCATTGATCAAAATCTTGCCTATCTAAACAATCGGTTAACTTATTATCTTGACAAGATGGGATTACCGCATCAAGTTAATTTTCAAAACGATCTCAGTGTAGAAATTACACAGTTGGGTCAAGATTTAGATTTTGACAACCTAAGTAGAGGCGAACGCAATCGTTTAATTTTAGGATTGTCATGGAGTTTCCGTGATGTATGGGAAAGTCTATATCAAAATATCAACTTGTTGTTCATTGACGAATTAATCGACAATGGTTTAGATTCTGCAGGTGTTGAAAGTGCATTGAGTGTTTTGAAAAAGATGGCTCGAGAGCGCAACAAAAATATCTATCTAATCAGCCACAAGGACGAATTGATAGGTCGTGTTACTAATGTTCTCAAAGTTATCAAAGAAAACGGATACACTTCATACAGCAATGACATTGAAATAGTAGAATGACAGACAGTCACGACGAGTTATATCGAGCATTTCAACAATACTTTAAGTATAATCAAATTTGGGTCACTAGGGGAACCAAAAGAAGTGCTATGGATACTCGTTACTGGCTCAGTGAGATAAGAAGAATATGCAGTCAACGTCGTGTAGAAATACAAGATTGGCGGCATGAAAAAGATAAATTTAAGGCAATTCAAAAGGCAGAGCAGTCTGAAGATAAAGACACTAACTAGTTAATGTCATGGACTTATCAGAATGAAATTATCGAAACACTTCCCGAAGAGTGTATCGGATTTGTATATCTTATAACCAATGTCATCTCTGGCAGAAAATATATAGGCAAAAAACTTGCAAAATTCTCTAAGACTACGGTTAAAACTGTAAAACTAAAGAACGGTACCAAGAAGAAAAAGAAGATTAGAAGCAAAGTCGACAGCGACTGGCGTGACTATTACGGAAGTAGTCCTAATCTTCAAAAAGACATAGACGAATTAGGCAAAGAAAATTTCACAAGAGAAATCTTATATTACTGCAACTCAAAGGCGCAATGCTCTTACATCGAGGCCAGAGAACAATTCTCCCGTAAAGTATTAGAATCAGACGAGTATTACAACGGACACATACAAGTTCGTGTACATGGCTCACATATATTAAAATCTTAGGCTCATTTAATCTAACACCCAAGGTTGGCGGGCCAGTTTGTAATACCGCTGTGGAAAAACCGGGGAATAACCGGACACGTAACATATTGATGCACTCCCGTGGAGGTAATCCACTATGCTGAAAAATTGCAAGAGAGTCTAAGGGTTCGAACCATACGCCCAACGC